GTGTGCTCTTCCGATCTGGGGAGTGAATACCAAAAATATATAGAAGATGGATCTACATTTACCGCAGGTGCTAAAGCCGCTATAAGAGAAAATACAATAATTGCTAATGCGTTTGATATGTTCTTTGCACCTACGTTTGTTCAAGAAGATGGTTTTAGTTATGAAAATAATTTAGAAGAATTTAGAGAAACAATTAAAAAATATAACCTTAATAGTAGATATGCAGAAAGTCTTGTAGGTGCTGTAAATGCAGGTCATCTAGAATATTTAGGACAAAAAGCAGGTAGACATCAAAAAAATGCTGAAATCTTATCTAACATGGGTTGGACAGGTACAGCCTTACAATTAGGTTCTTTTATATTAGATCCTGTTAACATCACAGGTTACGGTGCTTTAAGTAAAGTAATGAAAGGTACTCAGTTTCTTACAGGAGTATCAAGAAGACAAAACTTTCTTAGATCAGGATTAGTTTACGGATCTATGGAGGGAGCTCTATATGCTCCTGTAGCGGCCAATAACCCAACAATGGGTATCAATGACATAATAATAGCGTCAGCTTTAGGTGGTACTCTTGGAGGGGGTATCTCCGCAATAATGTCAAAAAGGCTTAATAATGTAGCTACTTCTATTGAAAGAGCTGACATAGAGGAGAATGGATTAAAAACAACTCCTAAAGCAGACAATACAAAATTTAAAAACACTAAAATATCTAAAGAAAACAAAAAGCTAGAAAAAGAATTAGCTGAAACAGATATTGATGGAATAGAATTATTCTATCCAAAATTAAGAAACATACCTTTCTTTGGTTTCAGTATGACAAGATCTGGAACTTTAGGAACAAGTCTTTCTAAACTAACTAAAAAGTTTGGTTTTGAATCAATGGAAGACGCTATTGGTTGGACTAAGGGAGATGGTAAAGCCGCAGTACAAAGAGAAACAGTTGAAACCATAAGAGATCAAGTTACTATGGAAACTCACCATACAGTTTACACTACTGTAAATGAAGCTATGGAAGGCTACTTAAAAGATTTAGGTTATGGTGGTACAGCTATAGGTAAACTAAAAGGTTTCTTTCAGTTTAAACATAAAACAGATTTTATGGTTAAAGTTAAAAGAGCCATGATTGCTTTATCTAGAAAAGATAAAAGTGCGGCTGATATAGAATTATTAAAAGATGCTAATGTAGTTAAAGCGGCTGAGGGCTATGCAAATGGTTTTCAACTGTGGGCTAAGAAGTTAGCAGAATCTGGTGTTGAAGGTGCTGAGGATTTAGCGGCAAACACAGGTAGATATTATGTACCTAGAAAAATTAGTTTTGAAAGCTTTGCGTCTTTAGAAGCAAAAATAGGTGAAGATGGAATTGAAGAATTATTAGTTAAAGCTATTACAAGTGAACAAAAACTATTAAACAAATATGATAATCCTGCAACTAAAGTAAAAGGGAAAGACACTACAGTAAAAGGTGTTGATGGTAAAACAGGAGAAGTTAAAGATGTTAAAATACCTTTAACTAAAGCTAGAGCTATGGCCAAAGCAATTGTCCAGGCGGCTAAGTATAATAGTAGACATGGTGGTTTTGATATTGAACAACTTATTAAAATTAAAAGTCCAGAACTATTAAGAGAATATATAGATGATGTATTTTCTAATTTAACAAAATTACAAAGAGATGATTTATTTAATGGTCTTAAAAATAATATAAGTCTTTTAACATCAGGAAGATTCTCAGAAAGAATTAGATTAAACGAAAACTTTGAAACTACAATCAAAGGTGTTAACACTAGAGTAGATGATCTTTTTGAAAATGATATAGATTTACTTTGGCACTCATACACAAATGAAATGAGTGGTTGGTATTCATTATCCGAAAGAATGGGTATTAAAAGTAGAAACCAATGGTTAAAAACAAAGAACGAATTATTTAACGATATTGATAAAGTTTACAATGATCCTAAAACTAATGTAGCTAAAACTAAAAATGCTACACAAAGAGGATTAGGTAATAAGTTTATTGCACAAGAAGAAAAAGATACAATAGATAGTTTCTTTAATAACATTATGGGAAGATCTACTGAAACAGGAGATCCATCATTTGGTGCAAATAAAGTATTAAGAGATTTAAGAAGATTTAATTTTATAAGGGTACTAAACCAAGTAGGTATAGCACAGCTACCTGAGTATGGTGTAGCCGTATCACAACAAGGTATGAAAACCATGTTGAATGAAATACCTTTCTTTAGAAAGTTAGTTGATGATGCCCAAGCGGGTAAGATAGACGATACTTTTTATAACGACATGGCTATTATTGGTGCATCTAATGGAGATGATTACTTATACAGATTATATCAAGCACATGATGTTTTAGATAGAGGGATTTCTAAATTAGATAGTCAAGCTAGCTTTGTATCAAAACCATTAACTAATGCGGCTGAAAAAGTAACAGGATATACTTCTGGTTTAATTAAAATAGATAGCAACCAAAGAAAGATTGCTATGAGATTATTTGTTCATAAATTAGCAGAAGATCTTATAGATGTTTCTAAAGGTGGAAAAACTATAGATGCTATAAGCAAAGGTAGACTAAACAGATACAGAGTTTTAGGATTAGATGATGCTGATCTTGTAGCTTTAGCAAAAGAATTTAATAGTCCTAATGTAGTTACTACAAGTAACTCTTTAGGTCGTAGAGTTTTATCATTTGATTTTGTAAAATTTAAAGATCAAGCTTTAGTTAAAAGATTTGCAATAGCAACTAACAGATATACTAAACGAGCTGTTCAATATAATTTTATTGGAGATACGAGTAGATTTTTCTCAGACAATGCTTGGGGAAAAACTATGGGTCAGTTTAGACAATTCGTTATGACTGCTTGGAATAAACAGTTTTTACATAACGTAGCTATGGCAGACCAAGCAACAGTAAATATGTTCTTATATACTTCATTTATTGGAGGAGCGGCTTATGTTGCTCAAGCTAACTTTAATGCTGTTGGTATGTCTAAAAGTGAAAAGAAAGCATACTTAAAAAAGAAACTTGGAGAAAAAGGTGATTACAATAAGATTGCAATTGCTTCTTTCCAAAGAGCAGGTTGGTCTTCGGTTATGCCTCCTTTCTTAGATATGATTATGGGACAGGTTGCACCAGATCACAGATTTAATACCAGATCATCTGGTCAAGAAATGAATTTAATAACAGGTAATCCTACTTATGATTTAATAGGTAAAATATTTAAAGTTGCAGGATCTGGATTAAAAGCAACGAGATCTGACTACAATTTTAGTAAACAAGATTTAAATAGAATAATGAGATTATTTCCATATCAAAACTTATATGGAGTTAACCAATTCTTAAACTTTGTAAGAGATCATTCTGGCTTACCAGATAAAGGTCAACAAGAACTATATTAACAACAGGGAAAACAAATAAAATATGGCATTTGCAATAGATACATATACAGGTAATGGTAGCACAACTTCTTATAGTGTAACCTTTCCGTACATTACAACTGCTGATGTTGTTGTAACTGTAGATGGTGTTACAAAAACATTAACTACAGATTATACTTTTTCTAACTCATCTACTATTGCATTTGGGTCGGCTCCTGCAAATAGTTCTATAATTAAAATTACTAGGTCTTCAAATAGAAATGCTAGACTTGTAGATTATCAAGATGGCTCTACACTTACAGAAGCATCGCTTGACCAAGATGGAAACCAAGCTTTCTTTATGGCACAAGAGGCCATTGATATTACAGAAGGTACTTTAAATATTTCTGCATCTACAGACCAATGGGACGCTAATTCTAAAAGAATTACTAATGTAGCTAATCCCACGTCTGACCAAGATGCGGCTACAAAACACTATTTAGAAAACACATGGTTATCAGCTACAGACAAAACCACTCTTAACAATGTTAATAGTAATATATCAGCAATCAACACAGTAAATAGCAACATATCAGCTATTACTACAAACAATTCAAATTCAGCAAACATTAATACAGTAGCTACAAATATTGGTTCAGTAAATACAGTTGCAACGGATATTACAAAAGTTATTGCAGTCGCTAATGATTTAGCAGAAGCAGTATCAGAAATTGAAACTGTAGCTGATGACTTAAATGAAAGTACAAGTGAAATTGATGTTGTTTCAAATAACATAGCTAACGTAAATACAGTAGGTGGTATTTCA